TAAGTGTTAGTGCACCTGTCATTGTTACATTACCATTTGCAGCTACTTCAAAATTTGGTGTTGCATCCTTCTTTCCAATAGATAATGCTCCGGTGTTAGTTATTCTTAAAGCAGTTTTATCTGTTGCATCTTTACCAACAATTACATCTTCACCGAATCTTGATTGTGTTACACCACTTTGAATTATTGCTAATCCACTAGAACCTAATATTGCTTTTTCGTCTGTATCACCATTTTGGTATAATTCTGTTACAATTCCGTAATCTGCTAAAATTGTTCCGTCAGTTTTTCTCAAAGACATACCACCAGTATCTAAAACAACTTGAGTTTTAAATGGATTTACTTGAGCTCCAATAGAACTTGATAATGAACCAGTTGAAAGATTGTGTTGTAAAACTGATGATGATAATGAACTAGAATCTGCTGCTATTTTGTCAAATACATCTTGAATACCACCACCAGTAATTGTGATTGCTCCAGTCATTGTTACATTACCATTTGCGGCTACTGAAAAGTTTGTAGTGTTTGAAGTTCCAATAGATAGTGCTCCAGCATTAGTAACTCGTAGTGCTGTTTTATCTGTTGCATTTTTACCAACAATTACATCTGTTCCAAACCTTGATTGTGTTACACCACCTTGAACTATTGAAAGTCCAGTTGCTCCTAATATTGCTTTCTCACTAGTGCTTCCATTTCTAAATAACTCTGTTACGACTCCGTAATCAGCTACAATTGTTCCGTCTGTTTTTTTCAACGACATTCCGCCACTATCTAAGTCGACTTGAGTTTCGTAAGGATTAATTTTTGTTCCGATTGAAGCTGATAGTGAACCAGTTGCCGTTCCTAACAATCCTGCGATAGAACCACTTCCTGCGGCTAATGATGATGTTGTTACACCGGCTAATGCTCCACCTGTTATACTGATTCTTCCACTTACTTCTAATGCAGAACCATCAAATTTTACAAAGTTTGATGACGCTCCACCGGCTCTAAAATTACCACCACCATCTATGTAAACACCATTACCATTTGTTAAACTTGTGGCACTTCCTAATAAAATTTTATTACTGGTTCCACTTCCTTCACCTTGTATTTTTAGTCCAGTTGTGTCTAAGTCAAATTTCTTTAATTTTGCTTCGAATGAACCTGTTTGGAAAGATATATGTTCTAATGAACTTCCTGCGAAGAATGAACCTGTTAAAAATATATTATCTGTTGCTAGTCCAAATCCACTTACACTTGCTCCTTCTATTTTACCAAATAAACCAGACAAATCTCCAATACGAACCTTTAACTCTGTATCGTAAACACCCGAACCTGTTCTTTCAATAATATCCATATAAGGTGTAAATGTATCACTTGGATTTGCGTTTAATCTAATATATCCCGTGTTAACTCTACCGGTTGAAACGATAACTTGTCCATCTGTGTATGATGAACCTGTTCCTGGTGCTTCACTTATAGATGATGATAATGCTCCTAGTCCGTGATAGGTACTAGTATCAATTGATTGTGATAGTCTACCCCAAGAACGAGATACGAATAAAAATCCACCTAAATTTTTATCATCATCTGGAAATGCTCTTGATGAACTATTTATCCTAACATACTCAGATGAAAATCCTGTTTGTGTTACTTTTTTAATAAGTGCTACTTCTCCGTTTTCAAAACCACTAACATTATCTACTGACATTGATGTTGTCGATTTTCCAACTCCAATATCAGAACCACTAATTGTTGTTGAATTCGCTACCCACAATTGTCCACCAACTGCATTTACGGTTTCTTTTTCAAATACCGTAGTTCTTAAAGTTCCTCTAATTTTTGCTTCTTCTACTTCTAAAAATCCATTTTTAAATGTTGATAATCTAAATCCACTAAAGTCTGAAATATAATTTGATGATAAAATATCTCCTGATGAAGATAAAATTAAATTATTACTACTAATTTTATCACTTCCTAATTCCCAACCACCTATTCTACCACCACTAAAGAATACATCAGAACCTGATATTCCACCACTTGAACTTAGTATTAATTTATTATCAAAAGATTTTATTTGAGTATTATTTACTGCGAAACCACCAATCGATGCTGATACAAATCTTGCATATCCAGCAGTTGTTATTTCTGCTAAAGCATCACCTACAGCTGGCGTTTGTATAGAATTAGCTGAGAAAGTTCCTTGAACATCAACATCACCTGTAATCGTACCACCAGTAATCAATACATTTGATGCTGTTAAATTTCCGTCTGCACTAACTTGAAATTTGGAAGCTGATATAAAGTTATTCTGTTTACCGCCTTGTGTTGGTATTCCTGATGCTGAACCAGATATGTAAAATGAATTAGAACCTGTTGTAAAGAAAGCGTTTGAATCTATGTTAAAACTTGCTATAGAACCAGTTGAAAATCTTGCATATCCAGTTGGTAATATTTCTGCTAAAAATGGTGGGCCTCCAACAGGAACTCTAATTTGATTTGCTGTTGCAGCATTTACCGTAACACTATCACCAATTACTAATGAACCTGTTATTGTTCCACCTGCTATGTGTAAATTTGACGCTGATATATTTCCTTCTGTGTCTAAATGGAATTGAGAAGAACTCATTTCTAAATTACCATTAGAACCACTTATAAATGCTCCATTTGACCCCGATTTTCCGAAAAAGAAATCTTTTGATTGAACTTTAAATAGTGAACCAGATGAAGCTCCCACCTCTGTTCTATATTGTAAAAATGAATCATCTCCGTCGTGAAGTTCTAACCCAATACCACGATAGTTATCTGAACCTGATAAGTTGGGTAATACTGACCCAGAAAATATCATAAATCCTGAACCAGTTCCGTTTGCTTTCATTGACGCTGACGAGAATCCGTGATACCCTACTGAACGAATAAATGCTGAATTTGTTCCTCCTATCTCTACACCTTGTCCTATTGTATTTCCTACAAATAATGAACCAGTTAATAAATTATTACCACCTTGAATTACTTCGTTTTCTCCTTCAAATTTCACTTTATCTTTAAAAGCAATATAATCTGATTTTTTACCATCTCTGTTTAAAAATTCAATTCTAAAATCAAATATATCTGGTTTTACTCTTAATTTTGGCATTGGAGCTACAAATGTGAATTCATCTGGTGAAAAATTAGTATCATTACTTGGAATTAATTCTACTCTACCCAAATGTAATTCTCCAGATTCTATTTCTATCTGTAATTTGGTATCATCATTTACAACTACATTTCTTTCAAATGAAGGTCTGAATGGTATTCTTACAATACTAAAATCTATAAACTCTCCAACTGAATTATTTGATTTTTTTGATTTTAATTCTATAACTTCACCATAATTTTCATCTTCTGTTTTTGTGATTTTTATCGGGTCACCAAAAGAAGATACAGCATTACCAAGTTTAATACTTGGATTGTTTTGATTAATTTTACTTCCACTAATATAAAATCTTATTTTCGCTCTAGGTTGTTTTAAAACAGTTCCATCATCTTGAAGAATATCTTTTTCACCTACCTTTAATATTGGTCTTAGTTTTAATTCATAGTCAACATTTGGCCTCATTTTTAAATTTGATAATTTTGTTTCAAATACGATAGTCTCGTCTGCTCCACCATTTGAACCAGATATATGAACTCCACCCATCATACTAGGTGTTATTGTGTCACCAAATGAGATACTACCACTTGTAGAAATACTAGGAACTTTTGACCCTTTTACTCTTCTTTTTAATACCCAATGTTTATTGAGTTGATTTCCGCTTTTAAATACACCTATTTTTTGAGATAATGTTGGTGAACTTCTGTCATTTAAAACATCTGAAGATTCTACCAATCTATCACTTATTAAAGTAAATGGTGTATTATTAGTTAAAGCTTTAGTGTATGTTTTTACTCTATGTACATCACCAGAAAATGTTTTCATATTTTTTATGGTGATTTCTGCAAAAGACCTAAATATATTTATACTTTCACCAGAACCACTATTTTGTGTTTGACCTGCTGGTTGGAAATCTATTTCATATGAAGTTGATTCATATGGAACTTTAAATTTTGTTCCATAGTCTTTTTCTCTTCTACTTTCAATTGTAAATGGTCTATCAATTTCTAATAAATCCGGACTATGAACGGCTACAATAGAAGCTGTTAATGATGAACTTATAAAACTCTGTCCAGCTACATTACTAATTCTTTCCAAATTAACTTTTGGTTCTGCTCTAAATATACCACCTGCAAACTCACTTCTAAATGAATTAGAACCACTCGCATAAATTAGTGTTCCTTTTCCTGTCCAATTAGGGTCTGGAATACTTGGTGGTATTACCACCGTGTCATCTTGTATGGGTGGATATTCATCATCAATAATATCTTCTTTTTCAGGAAATGGTTTATCATTTGGTGGAAACCCGTGTTGGTGTTCGTATAAGATATCATCAAAATCATTTTCTATCCCAATACCAAGTCCATCATCTGAAAGATTGTCTATAAATGATGAATAATTATTTAGTGACGAGTTATAAGTAAAATCTGGTTGTTCAAAAGCAAAACCTTCTTCTGTTTCTGATGGGAAATCATCTATGTCTTTAAATTGTCTAAATGGACTTGCGTTAGCTTCAAAATTACCACCAGTAAATGTTGATTGTGTTACGAATCCTGTTACTGTGTCTCCACCACTACCACTAGGAACAATAACACCCCTAACTTGTTCTGATATTTCTAAAGATGGTAATCTATATTTATCAAGTTTTCCAAAACCAACAGTTTCTCCTTGAAATATAATTTTTTCAAGATTTTTTTCTAAAGGGTCTATAAAAACATTTCGTTCCCACTTAACATTATACAAACCTTTCCATTCATCAGGAATTTCAGTTCCGTCTGCTAATCTTTCTGCGGAACCAAGTATAGTTAGTCTTCCAACACCTGCCGGTATATTTTTATACACTTCGATTGAGATATGTCTTGAAGGTTTATCACCTAAGTATTTAATAGCTTCTATAAATACTGGTTTACCATTAACATCAAGTAGTTCTACTTTTATTTCGGCTTCAGGTAATAGATATTCAGAACCTAATATTTGAAAAGAACTTTTACCACCAGGTATAGTTTCCTCTATACTAAAAACATTGAAATATATAGACTCTATTGTATTGTCTACTATAAATGTTTCTATATTTGTAAGGTCTTGTTTTTTTAATCTTTTTTGTAGTACTGCCATATACACATAAATATCTTGAAATTAAAAAAGTGTCTTTATTTTATGAATTTTGTATGATTTTTTTATGAAAAAACTACTTATTAGTATGGACAAGTTTGTAGACATAAAAATAAGAGCTAAATATAGGGATATGTTAAAGGAATATTGTAAAGACAATGGTTATAAAATGTATGCTTGTGTTGAGAGTTTAATAGAAAAAAATTGTAGAAAAAAGAAAGTTTTAATTGTGGATAGAAAAGATTAAAAATTAGTTGGTGGTATTGCACCCTTTCCTATATTTTTATTTTGTTTATCTTCTTCATCCTCTAAATCATAATGTAATCCGTCATTTCCATTTTGACCGATTATATCCATTCGTTCATCATCTTCTATTAATGTTGGTTGTGAATAAATATCTTTCCAATTTTCGTGTTGTGTTTTTTTCTTTGGTTTATTCTGTAATAACACTTGGTTATATGCTATCACCAACATAACTGCTAACGGGTCAAACACGAATATCAATATAAAAATAAAAAACTTTACCACCGTATCTATATCAGTTCCAAATGTTCTTGCTAAATATATCGCGGGCCCCACATCAACTCCTGTTGATACTAATTCTATTTCTAAATCTGCTCGTCTTGTTTTAAATTCTAATAACTCTTGATTGATTTGTGTGATTTGTGGATTATATTCTTCTCTTAAATTTCTTTTAGCAGTAATGTAATTATCCGGAAGTTCAGATATTGCTACTTCTAATTCTTCTTTTAGAAATACCTTATCCTCATCAAGTTGTTCTATTCGTTCTTCTATCGTTAACAATTCTGTTGATTGTTTTTCAAACTCTAATGTTGCTCCTTGATAAGCATTTGATAAGTATCCAAAGATACCTGCTGATGTAATGAATATCAATACAATAGTTGCTATTGTCATATAAAGTTTTTGAAACCAATTAATTATATTCCAATAACGATATAAAAATGATGCCGTAACTAATTTACCAAGTTCTAATGCACTTGCCATTATTACTACGGATATAAAAGCACCACTAAATAGTTTTGCTAATCCATAGACCGAAAATGCAGCGGCACTTCCTGCGATTAATAGTGCGGATAAACCTATCCAAATGTAAAAGTATTTTGAGTTTTCCATATTATGAATTTGCTATATTGTGTCTGTTTAGATATATGTAAAGAGCTTCTATTTCTTCTTTGGTAATGTTTTTAAAAGATTTTTTATTATCAACTAAATATTTTAATCTTAACATTGCTTCTGGATTTGATTTAAACAAATCTTCATTTTCAATAATCATTCTAAATTTTTTATTAATATCTGTCATACTAATAAATATTAATTAATTGAAAAAGCCCACCCCTAATCCCTTGAATCCTGTGTAACCTCTATTTCGGCTACAAGTAATTTTCTGCTGGGATAATAGATATCATTGTTCTGAAGTATCGTATCGGCGTTGTAACTTTTTTTCAGAGCTTCTATGTTTATATTAGAAGTAATCGGAATTTCTGCAAGAACTTGATACCTATCATCACCAACTGAAACTAACTTGAGTTTAGCCAATCTTTACTACTTTTTTCTTTGGCTTCTTTGGTTCAATTTTTGGGATATCAATAGATAATAATCCGTCCTTGAAGTTTGCTTTAATTTTATCTCCGTCAAGTAAATCTCCTAATTCAAATTGTCTTTTGAAAGATGATTGTTTTAATTCTCTACGAAGAATTTTTGCACCTTCAACATCAAATGTTCCGTGTTTATCACCTGAAATTGTAAGTTTTCCATCTTCTACTTCAATATTCAAGTCTTTTTTATCTAAACCTGGAATTTCTGCTATTAGTCCAACTTTGTCTTCAAATTCATAGACATTTACTTTTGGATATGCTGTTCCTTGAAATGGCTTAACTCCAACAGTTTTGGCAACATCTGGAAATGCTGTTTCAACTATTTGGTCAAACATTTTGTCAAAGGGTGTTAGAAATTGTTCCCTATCGATTGCAGGGAAGTTCGCGTTGTATATTACTTTAGTCATTTTATTTCTCCTTGTTTTGTTAACTATTGTAGTCTAACCGATAACCTCTCTTGAGCGTTATCTACATATAAATATAATGTTATTTAAGAAAACATCATATTTTTTTTAAATAATTTTTCGGTATAAACCACACTCGACCCATAGAATCTTTTGCTCTTAGATGTCCAGGTTTAACATTATTTGCATAAACTTGAACTATTTCATTTTCATAAAGAGCACCTTCAACACTTGTATAGTCTTTGGTCAATTTATATTTTCCCTCATTTACATTCCCCATTTTATTTTCCCCGGTAATGTCATTTCGTGAAAACCTATTTGTCTTGCTACTTTTCTAATTAGACTTATCATCTCCATATTGGTTTTACAATTAAATATGTTATCTAATACTCTATCTGCTTGAGAACAAGTCATTCCTTTTTCGTAAACTTCTCCACCAAACATATATGTTTTACCTGGTGTTTGTGATATCTTAACTAATGCGTTTTGAACTTCTTTGAACTTTAAATAAGAAGGATAATCAGAAACCAACTTACCTTGTCCTTTGTCGCACATTATGATATATTTATCAAATCCAGAAGCTTGACTAATTTTCATTTTTCTTTTTTGACCAATCAATCCAAGAGTTTTCCCACTCTTTATATGCTTCTGATTTTTCTGATTGGACAAAATTATAATTCATTTCATTTTGAATTTGTTCATTTCGTATTTCTATTTTTCTATACTCTTTTTGGTATTCCATTATTAATTCAATATGTGGTTTACCAACCGCTTCAATGTTATTATTTTTTAGAACTTTTGCAAATGCTTCTAAAGCATAACCACACTCGTCGCTTTGTTGCTGTAAATTCATTGTCATTTTACAACTCTCCTATTTACTTTCTTTTGTTATTTAATGGGGTGGGTAAGAAAGGATAACAACTCCACCCCACATACCTCCTAATCTAATTAGGAAGCGTAATCATCATCTAAATCGTTCTTTTCAATCTCATCTTCATTGAACATACTTTCGTCATTAGTTCTAGAATCTTTTACAAATCTTTGAACTAATTGTTTTACAAAAGTTCTTTCAGAATCAATTCCACCATCATTTGAATATTGTGGATAGATTGTGATTTCAGAAGCTTCTGGAAGTGAGAATCCGTCAAACAATAGACCAGCGATTTCAACCGAAGTTCTCGTGGAAACACCACTTGTTAATCTAGGATTTTCATTAGAGGCTTCAACTCTTGTTTGATGTGAGATTTGAGAAACAGCGTCTAGTAATTCAATATCAACATTAGGAAACATATATTCAAGTAATCCTAATTCTTCCTCATTACTTAGGACATCCATTTCAATAATAGTAAATCTGTCCATTAACGCTTTATCTAAAACTCTTGTGGAAGTATATTCATTACCGATATTAGCAGTAGCGATGAAAGTAACACCTTCAGCAACATTGATAGTTCCTTGACCATCTTGTTCATCAAGTCTTAAATATCTTTGACCACTATCTAAAACGGTCATTAAGATATTCCACGCTTCAGGGTGAGCTCTTGATAACTCATCAAGAAGAATCACCGCGTTTGGTGTTTGAATAGCTTTCACAAAAAGTGATTCTGAAAAGTAAGTTCCTTTACCTTTGTCAAAGTGAACATTACCAATCAAGGTGGCTCTCGGGTCTTGAGTAGCACCTAAGTTAAAGTAAAAATCTGGACGCTCCAACGCGTTAACCAATGACTTAGCGGCTAGTGTTTTACCACAACCAGCTGGACCAGTCATCATAATATTTTTACCACGAACAGCAGAACGAACTAAATACTTCCACTTCAATTCTTGCATAACCAAACCTTTTGGTTTCAAAGAATAAGAAGTATGAATATAATTTAGAACCTCATTGTGTTCTTGTGGAACTTCAACATTACCAGTATTAACCGGAATAGTGTTGACTTCAAATTCAGACATTGGAACACCCCACCAATAAGTCTTACCTGACTTATTAACTCGTTGTTCTAATGCTTTGTTGTTCTCAAAAGCTTTCTTACGAGCTCCAATAGAGATTTGAGAAGTATACTTGTTGCCATCAGCATCCCAAGCGTTGAATCTGTTACCAGACTTCTCAATCCTTACAACTACATTGTTCATAACATTTCCTTTCTGTTATTTTGTTTATCTATCATACTCTAATATATTAATTAATTTTATCAATGTCAAGAGCTTTTTTAGTATTTTTTCCATAAATTTTTATATCAATTAATTCTTGTTTTGTAAAGTTATCAAAGTATTTAGTCTTTACAATACTTTTATGTGCTTTACCTAAGTCAGTAGAACTCATAATGTTAATTAAAAAATAAGGTGAACCGGCTCTGGTCTTGACACCAGCCGCTGTTCTATCTTCATAAGGACTAAAACAAAGTGCTTTATAATCTTCGTATCCATTTTCTTTCATTAACTTTTGTAATTTAAGTTGATAATCTTTTCTTTCAATGTGTTCCCATATTTCACCTAAACAAATAAATAAAATTGAATTATATTTGTTTTCTTCAATCCAATCATCTAAACCTTTTTTAAAGTCTGGCCCATATGAATCATCTTGTCCTCTTAAAATTACAAATTTCATTTCGTCATCTGTTAATTCTTTTTTTAAGAAAGGACAAATACCAAATCCACTAAATTCTTCTCGTGGTTCTGTTAGTTCCCATAACCAATCTTTTGTTTGTTCTATGATTTGTTTATCCGTCATTTTGTTAAAAACATATTGTTCATTGTTTTGGCAATCTGAGTAACTGATGAAACATTAATGTTCTCAGCATCACTACCATACATTGTTTTAAAATCTTGTAAAGTGGTATCACTATCGTAATCAGAAATAAAGTAAGATAAAATGTTGATACCCATTTTTCTCATTTTGTTAACCATATCTCTAGTGTGATGAACAGCTTCATCACCACAATAATATAGTGTATCATTTGAATACATTGGCATTCCGTCTGATAAGTTCAAGAAGAAACTATCCATTTTATCAGTAGTTGTAATCATATCGTCCATAATGGCTTCAAAACACAATCCTTCAGGAGTGGTTGAACCACAATGTAAATATCTAAACAACTTTCTAATTTTTGTAATCTTGTCTACTCTTGAATCATAAGCATACATAATAACTGGTAAATCACCAGTGTCTTGTGTTCCTCTTAATGAAAACACAACATCAAAGTTTGGTATCATATCAACGGCTTGAATAATAGCAATAGCACAAGTTAATGACTTGTTAAACTTTTCACCAGACATACTACCACTAGCGTCCAATGAAATGTGTAAGAATCCGTCAGGAAACTTGTCTATGTTGATTGTGTGAAATACATTTGAATTACCAAACCCAAGTTCTGCGATAAGTCTTTTATCAATACGACCAGAATTTAATCTTGTATTTTTTAGTAATCTTTCTTCACCACGAATTTGTAATTTTTTACCTAACATTTTACCAAGTCTTAATCCTTCAATAACTCTTGTTTGAGTATCTCTCCAAGGGCTTGGGTCAATCAAACTTCTGAACAAACCTGAATCAACAAGTGTTTGGTTGAAATTTCTAACAACTACACATTGTTTTTTACCACCAGCATTTCTGTTCATCCAACGATTAGACATCTCGTCATATTTTGAATCTTGTAGAACATTTTTTAGTGTAGTTCCGGACTCGGAAATAGCTTGAACTTTTTGTTTATCTTTTTTAGATAATTTTCTTTTTGAAATTTGACCTTGTAAAAACTTTCTTTGTTTGTCAAACGCTCTATCAAGTTTTTTTCTTAAATCTGATTTTTCATCATCAGTCATTCCGTTTTCTAATTCTTGATAAAGTCTTTCAACCATATTGGCAACTCTACCACCGTCTTGTAAATATCTTGATTCAACTTGAACTGAGTCTAGTAGTCTTTCGTAATCATTACTATCTTGATATTTCTGCATCATTTCTTTGATACGATTAACTGAATAATCATTGACCATATCACGCTGACCTTCTGAACCACCAGTTCTACCACCACCTTGTTGATTCATTGATTGTTGTATAGCTTGATTTAATCTTTTTTTGATGTCATTATAAGTTTCCTCTCTATCAGTATCGTCTAGATTTTGTAAAACAATTTTACCAACTTTGTAAGCAACTTTCCAAGCATCACCAGTAGATTGTAATCTTGAAATGTTTCTTAAATCAATAGTATTCCAAATATCTCTTAAACCAGGTAAAGAATCTAAATTAGTATTTGGATTAGTTAAGTTGATAATTCTAAACATATAAGCTTCTATTGTAGATTCTGTCATTTCATCTGACTTTAAACCTTTGTCAATAGTAGGACTATTGAAATACTTCTGATACATAGATAAATAATAACCTTTGTAACCAGGTGAACTAGATACAACATAGTGGTCAATTCGTCTATCCTCAACATAATTTAACATATTCTTGAAAAACTCTTTGATATCTCTATGTCTCATACCTTTACTCATACCTAATTCATAAGTTGTTTTTGGTATAGAAGAACCAAGTTGTTTTAAGAAATCAAAGTCTGATAATAAAATGTGTGAACCCTCGTGAAGTGCAAGACCAACTGAACTATCGAATAATTTGTCATCAAGTTTAGAAGATATCGTAACAATTTTTCCGTCAGTATAAGAATCACCTCTTTGTGAAAACTGAACAGGAATACTTTTAGAAGTTACGATATTTACAAAGTTAGAAATGGCTCTTTGATAACCTGCTAACTTAATATGGTCAATACCTGGTTTTGTATCTACATCTTTTTCTATAAGTGATTTGTTTTCTAAACTATCACCCAACCAAAAAGACGAAAAATTGTTTTGTTTATTTAATTTCATAACTATCCTAGTTTAATAATAAAATTTGTTAATGTCAAGAGCTTTTTTATTAATCTTCCAAATAATTTACTTGAACTTCATTAAGATGATAATCTCTTTCTGAGTGTTTAAACTCATCTCTAATGTGTTTTTGTGTTTTTTGTGCAATAGTATCTGCAAACCATCTTGCATCTCTATTCTCATTTATAGTAGACCTTTCTCCACAACCTTGTTCTGGAACAAATATCTCCATAGTTACATTTACAAAATATCTTTTAGCCATTGTTTAACCCCTTTCCAAGTAATGAGAAGTTTTTACCTAATCTCAATCCTTGTTCTAATTCTTTAATTTGTTTTTGTAATTCATACAATGTGGCTTGAGCACCATTGATATAAGTTTTACCTTCATTATTTGTTTGATAATCTGGTAAAGTATTATATCCGTCATTAATCTCTTGTTCTAATGTATTTATTAATTGTCCAATTTTATCTATCATTATATCATTCCTTCCAAAATTTCTATTACTTGTTCATCTGTAAAATCTTTAACATTGTAAGTATCTGTAAAGTCTTCTGGTGTAAAGAAGTCAGTATCATCTAATAAATTACAATAACCCTCTTTATTACCACCTTCATTGAAAGCTAAAGTTTCTCTTTTCAACTCATACAAATTATAAAGAGCTTCATTTCTATCTTCTGTGAACTGCTCTATATTTTGTTCTACTTGTTCTTTTGTGTAACCCTCAGTTACATTTTTAATTTCTAATGTTTTTCCATAAACCGTCATAATTTTTTTCTCCTTTACTTTCTATACTAATATAACTGCCTTAGTATTAAGAGTCAAGAGCTATTTTATCTTTTTTTTAAATTAATTATACAAGGAATACACAGCGTTGGATAAAATATTGTTCCAACGAAGTTACCTGTATTGCAATTATCACATTTTTTCATAACAATACAATATAATGTAGCCCTTTTTTAAAGTCAAGAGCTAATTCAATAAGCTGTGTTATTTTTTTAGAAGTTTTTTTAAAAATTATTTTTTTATCTGATTTCATTGGATTTTTTGGGTTTTTGGTGGTTTTCAAGCAAACGATTCTAGAGATAGGGATGATGTATTGATTTCTGGTTTTCTCCTGCCCTCCTTCGGTGGTTTTATGAATAGCATTTAAGACTTGTTCGTAACTATGACTTTCGTCATATCCACACTCTCTCTCTTGGTGTGGACACTTCTCCCGGAATGTATTACTACAATAAGGACTCTATGTTCAATATAAGCGACTTACTCAGTATGTCCTCTCGCGGACTCCTGATGCGAAACTGGGTTTAAATCGATTCTACTCGATAAACTCCTGGTTTATTTTGATTGTCATCATTTTTATCTCCTTGTGTTTTGTTTTGTATAAAAAAAAGAGAGCCGTGATTTTAAGTTTGGTATATGGTGGAAACTAAAATTTGGCTCTCTTAAAAATATTGGTGGAATTTATTGGGGATGTAGGGTTAATGATTACCTACAATTTTCGTCTTGGATTTTTCATACTCTAAACTTTACATCTATCAGTTACGATAGTTCATCTTAAGGTGGTTATTCCTCATTGATGTGAATACAACTTCTATGCAAATACCTTATCTCTCCAAGTGTAGATTGTTCGGTCATAAAATAGGACTTCAGTTTTACCCTTACCTATAATAGAGTCATAAGAATCATCTTATCTTTTTTACGAAAATACATTAGACGATATCTGTCGATATAGACGATTAGAATATTTACCAATCATCAAGTCACCACAACTTCGTCCGGATTACTTTATGGGCTTCGAATGTCTACCCATTTTTCGGTCAATCCCATATAGAGTTAATTACTCTCTATACTTTCATAATTCCAATTTTCAAATAACTAATTACACATTTAAATATAAGTCAAATCGCCCAAAATACATTTTTTCTTGCATTTTTTTTAATCGAATTTAATTTTACTAAATTCTGTATCTTTTGTAATCTCTAATAATGTATCTACAGCATCTCTCATTGAGTCAACATGCGATACAATCAATGCAAATTGGAATTGTCCTTTTAGATATTGGAATAAATTATAAACTGAGTTTATATTATCACTATCCATTGTTCCCCAACCCTCGTCGATTGCTAAGAAATTACTTCTTGGTAAATTACTTACATTTATTAAACCAACTCTCATTGCAAGAGAGCTGATAAATCTTTCCATACCACTTGATAGTTCTAGTGGCCACTGGTTAACATCATCATACACAATATTACTATTAATATTCTTTCCGTCCATATCTAACGACATTTGGAAATCAACTAGTTGTCCTAAGATATTATTTATTTCTCCTTCAATCGTTGGTATTGCTTTTTCTAACAATTCATAAGGAACACTATCTCTTCTAACAGCATCTAAGTAATAACGATATGCTTGATTTTTGTTTTCTAATTCTTCTATTTCTTCAATCTTTCTGTTGATGTTTTTCATTTCACTATCACCAACCTTTATGTCGGCGTGAACTTCTGTTATATCACCAGTTAAGTTTACTATAACATTATCTACATCATCTAAATCATTTTGAACAACTTGAATATCTTCTTTTATTTTTTTATTGTATTTGATATTACTTTTTTGTTCATTGTATTGTTTTATATCTTGTTCAATAGTTTCAATTGACGAATTTATATTTTTCTTTTTTTCTTTAAAATATTGTAGATTAGTTTTTAGTTCTCTTTCCCTAAATTCTGCTTCAACTAAACTTGATTTATATTTATCATAATTTTCTTTTTGCTCAATAATAGGATTTAGTGCTTCTATTTCTTCGTCCATTTTGTTCTTTTTGTTAAGATACTCGGCCGCAAGCTCTTTATCTTTTTCTAAGTTCTTTTCGGTTTCCCTAGCATCAATTGTTAATGGATTACTCATACAATGTTCACAATTGTCGTCCCAAGTAACACCTTTTAATTTTTCGGTCTTGTCTAATTTGTTTCTAACCTCTACTTTTAATTTATCTATTTCTATTTGAAATTCATCTCTACTTTCTTGTAAAGTTTGAAGTTTTGAATATTGTTCATTTATATTATCAGATTCATATTTTGTAATATTAATTTCTATTTCGGTTAATAATTGACTTATGTCATTAAATTCTGAATTTGTTTTATCTATGTCTTTAGTAACTTCTTGAAAATCTTTATTTTGACTAAGTAAATCATTTTCTAATTTATCTATATCTTGTATATTGTCATCAACAACTTTTAGTTTTTTAGTCAAGTTAATAATTTTAGTATTTAGTTTGTTTTGTTTTTCTACTTGTTTTTCTTTTTTAGAAAGTAAGTCTGTTTGTTTAACTTGTAATAAAGTAGTTTGTTTTTGTAATTCTGCTAAGTTTTTACTATAATCAACTTTATTAAAATCTCTTAACAAAGTTTGTGTTTCTGATATTTTATCATTAGCAGATTGATACAAAGAGTCAAAAATATCTGTTCCCATAAATGTAGATAATAACTCTTTTCTTTCCTTTTGTGTTTTGTCAATGAACACTGTGAAGTTATTTTGGGTGGATAGTGTTGATAAAATAAAATCTTCGTATGTTCCCACCACCTGATTAATATTGTAGTTTGTCGTTCGTCTTTGGTCACCATTTAAACTAATAGTCTGTCCACTATCATCAATCATCCAAAAATTAACATTTACTTTTACATGCCCGTCTCTTTCTCTTTTTGATGCTTTTCTTTCAATAAAATAATCTAAACCACCAACTTCAAAGTTTACTTTACAACTAAAATTCTTTTTCTTGTTATTTAGAACTGATGCCGCTTTTGTGGTTCTTGATGTAACATCAAATAAACAAAATGATAAAGCATCTAATAAGGTTGACTTACCGGAAGCATTTGGAGCAAACATACCAACAATTCCGTCAAGTTGTGTGAAGTCTACATAATTGTTTTCACCATAACAAAACATATTTGAGAACTCAAAGTGTTTTAGTTTCCAATTAATATTTCGTTTAACTCTTGCTGGTGGTAGTTCGTTATTGATTTCTTCATTTAATTTTTTAATCTTAACTAATATATTGTCTGTAATGGCGTGGTTTCGTTTTAAATAATCCTCAATCAATTCGTATTGATAATCTGTATCATTTACATCACCTATAACCATTTCACTATTAGACCTACCTACATCTCGTCTGTCTACTTTTGTAATTGTGACATCTTTAATTCCGTATCTGTGATGAATAATAGCTAGGGCCTTTTTAAGTTCTATACCATTGGTATTGGATACCCTAACTCTTAATCTTGCTTTCTTAGGCATTCCTTTTACATCAGGAACAATACCTTTATCAATGTCTATTGTGTAGTATCCATAATCATTTGGTATTTCAATGTACTCTGATTTTTTTGTTTCTACTTCCCATAACAAATATCCGTGTCCAATACTTTCCCCGTGATTTTGTTGAATCAGAGAACCACAATAAGCAATAGTTTTTTCTTTGTCTAAATATTGTCTTTTATGAATATCACCAATTAGACCCATATCGTAATCGTCAAAGTAATCTATTGTAACCTTACCTGGTAGTGAAAATCCTACATCAGTTTTTGACCTATCAACTGTTCCGTGATATAAAACAACCTTTGTATCAGCTTCAAAGTCTTTTGCTTTAATGTAGTTCTCTTCATCTTCCCAAACATCCCAAACTACAAAACTCATATCGGCTATGTCGTAAACGCCTGAGCGTTTTAAGTAATGTAAGTTGGGTAAATTTAAATTATTGATGATAGGTGTTAAAACATCTAATCTATTCAAGTTATTTAAATTACAATCGTGATTACCCGTTATAACTATCGTAGGACAAATCTCTGAAAGAGATTTTAAAAAACGAGAAGTTTGGTCTACGAGTTCGGGGGACATATCGGTTTTTGAGTGTGCTATATCACCACCGATATAAATAATAGAATCCTCACGATTCTGTTTGATTTTTTCATACAACCTTTCAAATACTTGTTCGTATTCGGCGTGTCGTTTTAAATTTCTAATATGAACATCAGATATGTGGTGTATGTATTTAATTTTTTTTAAAGGAATATCAACTTTTGTTCTTTTCATTATATCATACCAAGTTTATGTTTCATTAATTCTCTAAATGAAGTTTCTTCTGTTAAATTTTTCATATCTGTAAATTTTTCATAACCAATATCATTTGGGTCTTTTTCAGTCATTTTAATCATATGAACTTTTATACCCTCGTTCATTAATTCTTCTACAATTCTCATACTATCTTTTACAGCATCATTATCAAGTGCAACATATAGAGTTTTTACTTTCTTTTCTAAAATCTTTCTTTTTAAACTATTCATAATTGTTTTACCAAATAACGGGATAGAATTTATTTTGGTTGATATTGCATCTAAGGCTCCTTCAACTAATAATATTGGTTCTTCCCAATTTACAAACAATTCAAATCCAACAATATCTTTTGGTGTTGGTGAATTTCTATATTTAAGTTTACTATCAAATACATCTCTACCGACAAAAAAATTTAATTTACCCTCACTATCATATGAAGGAATAATAATTCTGTTTGAGTATAGTCCGTCTTCACAATAACCAATTGAGTATTTAATCATATCGTCTGATGAAACTCCTCGTGATTTTAAATACTTTAATGCGTGTTTATAAATTGGTGAGTTAGATTTTACCCATATAGGTTTGTATTCGTCTGGTAATTTTACTTCTTTGTTTTCTTGTTTGGTTGGAACATACTCAAATGAAAAATCATCTGATAATTCTTTTAGTTCACCATATTCTTTTTTGGAAGCTTTGACTTTCTTAAACAACTGAAATAAGTTATGACCACCTTGACCAGATACCCAACAATGCCATTTTCCATTTTTAACATTGACTTGTAGTTTAGGTTTGTGATGACTAACAAATGGACTCCACCACATATACTCATTTTCTTTTGTTAATTGTTGTCCTTGTGATTTTAATACTCTATTGAGTAGATTTACTATCTTCATCTAATAATTCTAACAACCTTTCAAACTCTATTGTAGCATAAATTTTACTTCTGTTTCTTTTAAACACTAATAATGGTATGTGTTTTCCTGCGTTTGTTTCAGCTTGTTCAAGAGAACTCCATATATTTAATTTCTCTTGATTTTTACATTCTGTTGCAAATGGAAACAATTTACGAGCGGCTGGTGATAATAAAACATCTTCACCACTATCTCCCATAGTAGTTGAACGAACATCATCTTCTTCTAGTTGTGTGAATTTTTCTAAGATTAAATCTCGGACTTTATTCTGTAACCTTTTACCTTTGTTTTTAGCACTTCTCGTTTTCATAACCAATAATAAATATAATTGAGATTACCCAAAATCAATTATTTTTTTCTTAAACTATGTTTCCATTTTCCTCTCCACTCTCGTCTAGCCCACCTTTCAGCTGCTATTTCAAATGGGTTGTTGTCGTGGAAATCTTTACCCTTATCTTCTTGTTCTTGTCCAGCTTGTGTATACATTCTTACAAACTTTTTACGACCATATTTTTTACTATCCATAGCGTGATAAATTTCGTGTAACAAAGTTATCATAAAATCTTGAACACTTTTATAAAAAGGTCTTAACTTTATAATATCTCTGTCAAAATCATAATCACCTTTTGTTGCTCGTGGACTAAATTCTAATTTTGAATTAACTCTGTATTTATTCATTATTTTTTTAGCTATTTGTTGAAAGTCTATTCTTTCTAATAATAAAGTTGTCCCGTCTTTTAATGTATATGTTTCTAACATTTTTTGTTTTCTTACCCAAGACTTACCTCTCGGATTTTTTATTGGTCTTTTGATAAATTTAGATATTCCTTTTTTAACCAACATATTAAATCGTTTTTGTGCTTGTTTTGGTGAAAGGTCTTTGTTGTTATCAATGATTATAAAGTTATTACCACCAAACAATCCTTGAAATCCACCAATATTTTTTATAACTTCTCTGTGTGAATCAACAACTATTTTTTCTGGTAAAACTCTATCACGATTTCTGTTTCTTTCAAGTGCTACATCTAAAGTAGTGTTGACAAAAACCATATAACAATCATATCCTTTTTCCTCTAATTCTTTTTTCTCTCTTGAAATTTTTGCATAGTCATCACCGGTTCCGTCAATAATCATACCAAGTCTTCCGTTTTGATACAATTTTTTTCTTACACCCGTTAACTCTTTAGCATAACTTCTCAATCCACTTGCATCTGGTCCATCACCTGTTAAATTTTTGAATACTTCGTCTGGTAATGCATCTAAGTCAGTTCCAAATCCATATTTTTTCAATAAGAACTTTAACTCTTTATCTGTGTTGACCATTTTCATACCAGTTTGAGATACATTTACTCTTTCCGGTATTCCAAACAATCCTTTAGCTACCCAAGTTTTACCACTTCCAGGCCCACCTGCTAAGAAAACTGCTTTTAAAATGCCTGGGTCATTGATACCTTCTTTTAAAATCATAGTTTCACCATTTCTAGTGAATATGTTTTCCATATGTTTATAATATTCTTTTTCAAATCCTAATTCAACAAAAGAAGAATAACCTTTAACTCCTTTGGCATTTGTTACTTGTGATGATTCTTTTAATGGTAATCTAAATGTTACAACTTTTCTACCATTGATTGTTGGCATTCCGTGTTCATCTTTACCAATAGATTTTACCACAGTTTTTTTGTTTTTAAATCTACCCGTCAAAATAGTATCTCCAATCTTTACTGGTATATTTACATCTTCTCTAATACTACGATTTAATTTTCCGTGAATTCTTTTCATTTTTTTTCTTTGAGCTAAACTTGTTGGTATCCAATCTGGTCCAAATGTATAATCTTTACTTTCTTTTTTCTTTTTACCATCACAATGTGCTTTTTGTGAAAAACCTTTTGGATTATTACAATCAATACTTTTTTTATATTTATCTGACCAACCCTCGTTTTTCTTTTTAGTTTTCTTTTTCATTTTATTAATAAACGCACGATAAACTGCGGCTTGAGATTTCTTACCCATTTCTTTTGCTCGTTGTTCCATAGCAACTGCCGCTTGTATTTTGTGAGCGTGAGATTTACCACTACCTTTAATCTTACTAACTGATTTTTGTGCATCCTTGACGGTTGCAAACTTTAGACCTTTGATTGTTCCTTTTGGATTTTCATCTGTGTATAAATCTGAATGAGATGAAGAACCTCTATGTTGTCCTTTTTTTCTTGGAACTCTTGGTGCTTCGTTCATCTATCTATACCCCATTTGATTTGGATTGATACCTAATTTTTTTAATTTGGCTTTATATTTTTTATGTTGGTTTGCAGTTCTACCTTCTTTAGCCCATTTTTCATTGAGTTTTCGTCTTTTTTCTTTTCTATCTTTTGCTTTTCTATTTGGCATATCTACACTTATAAATATAAAATTTTTATTTATTATGTATCAAATCTAACAACAAAACTTATGTCTAACTCTTTGTCGTTTTTGATTGGTTTGGCTAATTTACCCATAGCTAATAAATCATTGTGGTCGTCATAAAGTGCTATGGTTGTAATATATGGTGCGAAATTTGAACCTGTCGCTATATCTAACAAAGAACCAGTTCCGGTGTATCCCTCGTCACTATACGAAGAACTTGCTGGCCATATAACTGGTAAATTTAAATGTTCTATTGAATAAGTTTCGTCTTCTGGAAATAAATTAGTTGGAACACCAAAACTACCACTATTTCCTGGTGTTAATGTAATATTTGAACTATTGGCAAATTCACCCCTTCCAACATTACATTGAATTTCTCTTTCATAAATTGTTCTTGTTGATTTAAAAGTTATATCCCAACCATCATCACCACCCGTATTACCTATATTATAATAAGAACCAGTATCGGTTATAACAATCAATCCGTAACTATACATAACATTACCTATAATACTACCAGTCGTTTGTCCACCACCATCAGCTTTAAACGATTCTGATGCTACTGCGAAAGATGATGAATAGTTGTTGTCGTATAGATTTCCTAGTCCATCATCTTTTAATGTATAAGTTATATCTGTACTATTATCTGTGATAGTAACCGATTTTGGTTTTATTTTTTCACCATAAAATTGTCTTGGAATACTAATGATTGAAGCTGATTTGTGTAATATTCTTGATGAAAAGTTATATGTAAATCTATTAGGGAAATCTGATAAAGATGATGATACTATTGCTTTAACTGGTGAATGTGTTTTTTCCCAGTGTGTTAAATCAACTTCACTACTATCTATAACATTGACATCACGATAGAACATATTGTTTATTGTGAAATATATTGGTGATTCATAAAATGTTGCCCAATATGGATTTTTTCCCATTGAAGATGAGAGAGAATTGTATACCCCAAAACTTTGTGAATTTGCTGTTGAATTTTGGAAATTGTAAATACTTCCACTTCTTGCACGAATTCCATAAACTCCACTACCACTGTCGTTATTTGTGAATGTAAATTCTTTATGGACTTCAAATGACCTAAGTGATACATCTTCCGGGTTTATATTTTTGTAAATACCCATTTGTATAACCTAATTAAAAGTCTAACTTAACTTTAATAAGTGCTTCTCTACTTCTTGATTTTAAAATTGGTTGACTTAGTTTTGCAATAGCTAAAGGTTCTGCTGTTTCTTCACCATAAAGTGCTACAGTTGTAATATAAGTTTTCGGGTCATTTTTAAATGCTTCAATTTTTATATCACCAGAACTTGACACATAAGTTGGATTTGTGCTTGAATTAAATTCACTATTTCCAACTCTACAAAAGTAATGTGTTGAACTAATTGTTTCTTCTCTACGAGCTTGGAACAATGAACCAGAATCTATAGCTTCAACCATTCTATGTAAACTATGCGATATTCTTGAATTTATTACATTTGAACCTGTTTTGTTCGCTAGATAAAATAAAGGGTCTTGTTGTGGAACTGATAATGTATGAACATCAGCTACACTTCCAAGTTGTGTAGATTGTAATCTATGAGCACTTAGGATAAGTAATCCAAAGTCTGGATAAAACTTACCATAAGAACCACTTTCAGCTCCTTCAGATGAAGCGGCTGTATCAATTGTTGTTGAACCACCTTGTATAGAACCAGAAACAATATTATATTCTGTTACTCCAGCTGAGTTTATAGGGTTCGTATTTGTTGAACTATCATCAATCAATTTAACTTTTATTGTTGACTTATGACCACTCAAATTTAGTTCCCAATTTCCAGGGTCAACTTTTTCTCTCATACGATTTCTGTCAATTGATAAAGCGTATATATGTTGTTTAGTAACATCTGTTCCTTGTTCAAAAGTAAATAATTCTGTTTCAGGTGGTTGGGTTAAATTTAACATCTGTCCATAAACAGTTGCTGTTTCTCTATTACCATCAACACCAGCTTTTCCTAATGAACCACTACCACCTTTGTGTCCATATAAAACTGAAAATTGTTTTTCTGATGTAGAACCAGAAACATCTGTGTTGAATAATTGTAAGTAATATTGTCCATTTGAACTAGACTGTACTGAAGATGTATAAACATTAGTAAGAGTTGATACTCCACTTGACCATATTCCCGAAGAAACTGTTTGGTTCACCTCTCTTACGATATCATTTTCTTCCACTAATGGTTTTTGATAACTCATTATTTACCCCCCTAAGTTCTTGTTAAGTTAATTGTTAAACTATCTAATTTACCAGTCTGAAGACCTCTAGCAGTTAAAACTACTTGTCTGTCTTGACTTCCAAGAATTGCGGTAGGTCTACATTTAATAGTAACTGATGTTCCTATTGTACTTGTTGTTCCTGATGGATTTCCTCCTCCACCAGTACCAGTATATCCACCACCTTCACCTAGACCACTACCTGGAAAACCTGTTTCTTGTTCTACTTGTGGAACTGAACGATTTTCTTGGGAAGTTGTTACGATAGTAGCATATTGACTTGAACCTAATACAAATTCATATAACTCTCCTGCAGCATTATCAGTTTCTGCTGTGTATACACTTGATTTTCCTGCTTGGATAGTAGAAGCTCCTGTAAGTGTTATTATTGGTGCTGTTCCACTAGTTTGATTTACATTATTATTTAAAAAGTATTTAACTGCTAAAGTTTGATTTGGAATAGCTTCTAGAAGATTCATACTCTCTATCGCTTGTCCATAAAAGTTTGAACCATTAGGGTGTGTGATATCATACAATCCGTAATCAATCTCATCATCTGCTAATGCAAACTTTGTAATTTTAAATTTTCCTTCTCCTTGTGCTAATAACTCACGACCTTTTTTCGTTAATATAGCATCTACTGTTATGGTTGTGTTATCTAAAACTCCCATTTTTACTCCTAATTGTGATTAAATTTTGATTTCATTTTGAAACTACTTCGGTGTCAATTATAAATATATGAAAACAAAATTTTTAGTTAAATTAATTATTTTTTACTACCTCAAGTCTTTTACCAGTACTAGTCTGTTTAGTGACTACGGCTGTCTGTGATGTTGCTGATACAATAAATGGAAGTTCCCCATCTATTGTAGTTTCAATCGTATTTTTTACCCCCTCAAAATGAATTTTTCTATATCCACTCAAATAATCTGAAGGTGGTTGGTATTCAGCCTTTTTAAATGATGATGAATACGCGTGAAGTGCAGAACTTGAATATTGTGCATAAATCTGTTGACTTAAACTTGTAGTTAAAGGTTCTCCGACAGCACCTGAACCAGTATAAAATATATCTCTTACTTCAAATCTATCACTTAATCTTGATGATGAAATAAATGGTGATAATGCTTCATTGAACAATACATCAGGAACTTTCACTCCTTCTGTAATAGAACCTGTTGCATAACTTCTTACAAAAGAGTCTTTGTATCTACTACTATTTAATGATGATGATAATGACGCACTTCCAATCAAATAAAATGAAGGTTCTTGGAATAAACTCTCTGATACCACACCAGTATAATCATTTGTTGAACCAGAAGCAGATATTATTGCTCTACGGAGTGATTGTGTTGCTTCTAATAAACCTACATTTATTTCTCCCTCTCGTAATAAACTTTCAATACTTGGTGTCTTACCTATTATTTCTTTTGGTCTTTCTAATATAGTAGGTTCGATTAATAAACCAAAATTAAACTTGGTTCTTGCTGGAATTACTTTTTTAATTTGTTCAAATATTGCTTGGTCATAAAATTTTATTAACCTTATATATTCCCAAAAATTATTTGTTTTTGTATATTTTTGGAAATAAGATTCGGCTAGTTCTCTTAAACCTCTATAAAATAATTCTTGTTCATCTCTCGGGTCTCCAATCTCTTTGTCAATGTCTATGTCTGCTACTGATTCAATTATATCTCTGTTAATAACATCTGTTGGTGAGAAGAACACACCGACCTTATTTGAATCAATTGGTGCTGTATCATATGAACTTTGTTCTGTTCTATAATCAACCGATAATCCAGAACCACTATTTATCCAATTTCTTTCTATACGAACTTTTGAATTTGATAGTTTATATCCTATATTTGGTGTAAGAGATTTTTCTTCTTGTTCTACATTACTAAATGTATTTGCTGTAAATCCAACTGCACTACCAGATTCAAACGCTCCGTCTGAATTAGCAAATAATTTTTGGTCTGGTGCTATATTACTTAAATCTGATGATGTTGATAGATTTTTATTATCATCTAATCTCAATCTAAATACTAAATCTGTAAATGATGCTGATGTGTGATTACCATTTATTGCTTTTGGAGCGGCTGTGTGATTGTTAAATGCTGATTCTGTTAGTGGTGCATTAAAGTATCTTATCTCTTGTAATGAACCTGTAAACTCTCCACCTAAATCACCAAATGAACCAGTTGACCCAAAGAATATATCACCACTTGCAGTCCATTGTCCGTTATGTAGTGATGAAGTTAATCCTGTTCCTGTGGTTGAACCACTTAGTGTCATTGAAGTTGATGAATCATAAAGAATTTTACTTCTACCAGATTCATATTGTTTTACAAATAAATTATATTTTAAACTTGATGTTGTTTCAAATTCATTTTTTACTTCTTGGTCGTATCCACTACTTAATTCTCTTGTAATACCTACTGACCAAAATTCATTGTTAAATACCGGGAACAAAGATGAAGTTACACTTTCAGTCCCAAAAGAACTTGATAATAAAAATTCTACTTTACCTTTATTGTCTGTTGTTGAACCTTCGTCAATCAATCTAACTGCAAATTTTTGGTCTTTGGCTACCAATACTTGATTAGAACTTGAAGCGGCTCTAAATCTAAATTCAATAGTATCTGGTGTTCTTAAACTACCCGATACTTCTTTCCATTGTGTTTGAATATATTGACTATTTTTAAAGTCTAACGCTCTTGTGAATCTTTGTCTAATATCAAATGTTGGTTGATATTCTTTTACATCTGGTCCACCATACTCATTAATTCTTAATATTGTTGGTGGAATACCATACGCATTAACAAGAGCTTGAATTGACTCTTTTGTTCCTTTTCTTTTTAAAATATAAGGCATACTCGATAACACACGACCCCATATTTCTCTTTCAATATCTTTTTCTGATTCCGTTGAGTAAACTTCATATGTTGATGAAGTTGCTGAACCACTTAATTGGTATCCTTTTATGTATCTATGTAGTTCTACTAGTTCTTTACCTGATGGTTGTTTCCAACCGAATGCATCTGATATAGTCCAAACTAAATCTTTTGATAATCCTTCTGTTAATTTTTCTCGTCTATCATAAGTGTCTTCAAATGCTTTAATGTAAATTAAAAAGTTGTCAAAGTAATGTCCAACCATATCTAAGAAATCTAAAAATGGTTGATTTTCAGAATCTCTTATAATGTGCTCTGGAATTAAATTGACTAAACGATTTGGATTGTTTTGGTCATAGATAGAAGCGGAAGTTATATTGTTATTATACCAAGTTGTAGCGGCTGATGCTGTTACATCTACTAGTGTATATGGTTTAGAAGAATTTGTCTTTGGCCAACTTGTGTCAAATTCTAACCCAAATGAACTTGTATTGGCTGATGAGCTTTCATAAAATAAATACTTTTCGTAATGGTCAAAGTTATTTACAATACCATTTTTTAATTCTTCATTTTTGGCTATTACTGAATCATATACTGATGATGTTGTTGTAGCTTTTACTGCGAAAGATGCACTTTCTAATGAGTATGCTTCATATTGTTGCAATTTTGTTCTAAAGTTTTGTAGTCTTTTTTCTACCGAACCAAATGTTGAAAAGTTTTTATATTCATTATAGTCAACATTTATTTTTACTGAGTTACTACCACTTTGTAATTCATTAAATAAAGAACTTGATAAAAAATTATTATTAGTATAAATGTCTTCTAAACTTTTTTGTCCTGTTTTAGAATTGTTAATATAGTCTATCGATTGTTCTGTTGGTTGTCTTAGTATAGGGTCTCCTAATTCAGCATCTTCAAATGGATATAGTCTTATAGTTTCTCTAATTGGTTCAGACATTTCTTGAACAATATGAACATTTTGTTTTACTTGAACATTATTTGGAACTTCATCATAAGTTTTTAAAACTACCGAGTGTGGTGCTATTTTTACACTATCAACATCAGTTTGTGAATTTACAATTACTGATTTTTGATTATTTCCAAAATCAATTAGTGTGTTTAGTTTTTTATAATCAAAATTATTATATTTAATAGCCCAATTAATACTTTGGTCATATGTTTTTGGATTTAAATTATCATCAAGTTTATCTTTTAAAGCATCTTGTGTAGTTATGATACCTTGTTCAACATCTACATTTGTAATTTTTGAAACAAATCTTTGATATATTTTTTTTGGGATAGATGAACTACCACCAGTACTTCCACCACCAGTTCCAGTTCCACCACTACTATTAATAACTTTCCAATTACCAGGAATTTCATATACCACTTCTTCAGTCGAATCTGGTCCAGATTGTTCTCTAGTGAATACTCTAGCTACAACATTCCAATTACCAGTATAATTCTCGAAGTCTAGTGTTAGTTTTGAATTACTACTTGGTGGTGATGGACGAAAAGTTTGACCATTGTATGAAAGAAGAAATTGATAATTCGTTATTTGTATTCCAGAATCATTTTCGGTTGTTTCTACTTCAATAGTTCCTTTTTTAACTGAATCACTAACGACAAATGTTTGTAATCCATTTACAATTGAAAAATTTTCTCCATATGTTAGTTTAAGTTGCATTAGAAGTTAATTCCTTGTCTTACAAATTGTTCTGCAAATTTTAAGTTTTCAGAACCCTCTGATACATTATAATCTGGTATTACTGTAAACAAGTTTGGTCTGTAAATAGTAAATCCTCTTTTTGTGTTATTCAAGTTAAAATTTAAATTAAATTCTACACTATATAGTCCACCAAATCTTTTGTGGTCAGTTGGGATTGGTATTGTTCCTGTTGTTCCATTACCATTAAATTTTTGTTTTGACTCTGATACAAACTTATCATTACTTACTAAATCAATACCATATAATTTAACTAAAAGTTCTGGTTGTAAAAATTTTATTTTATCCAAATCTGATATTGTTGTATTTATTTTAAATGGAAAACCAACTACATTAGCTGTCTTATAACCCATTATAAAAGCTCCGTCAAAAAGTTTAAGTCCACTATCTTCTTTAACTTCTAGTGCTATATCTCTAAGTTTTTCATTATTACTTTGACTCGAATCAATTCCTAATTCATTGAAAGTATCTATAAAATTAATATCGTTTGACCCTTCTTGGTCTCCACGATTAATATACGCTCCACCACCAGGCCCATAGTTTGTATTTGCTCCCTTATTACCTATTGTTATTTGGAATCCATCATTTTCTACTGATAAAGATTCTAAATCCATAATTTCAAACGCATCATTGATAACAAAATTACCACCAATCATACTATTGTCTAATTGAATAGAACTATCAGTTCCAAGTGTAAATTGATTTGAATAATTTGAATTTGGATTATCAAAGTTTACTATATCTTCAGTTGTATTAGCATAAGTTACAATTTCTTGTTCTGTTAGGGAATTGAATTGTTTTTTATATTCTTCATTTTTTATCGGTAAAGTTGCTAATCTTATTTCCTTTTTACTATTTGATATTTGGTGAACATAGTATTTATAGTCTATTTCTCGTAGTGGTTTTCCTGTTGTTCTTTCAACAACACTACCATCAATCAATACATCATACTCACCAGTATAAATTTCGTTATTTTGATTTACTAAAACTGATTCACTACTTCCGGCTACCTCTCTTAAAAAATTAAATTGTATTTCATAATCTCCTGAAAAATAACCATTTCTTCTCATTATTATTCCTGGATTTATTTTAAACTCACCACTTTTATCAATGTATTTATTTATTTCATTAAGCCTTATAGAATCCAATAATGTTCCGTTGGTGTTAAAAATGTTCATTTCAATATAATCTCTTGATGATTTACCAAATTCTGTTCCTTCTTTTTTTCCAAGCGTAGTCTTTCTACCAAGAGAAATTATATCATAATCTGTATCTGATATATTTGTTTTATATTTTTTATTTAAAAAGTGTGCCATAATTAACCTGCATTATAAATCATTGGTGAACCTAATGGAATAGAATCTAAATCTTCTCTTTCAACTACTAAAATTTCTAATTCAATGTATGAAGACAAAAGTGTTCCCACATAAGAATTAAGAATTTCTTGTGTTGGAAATTGTCTTCTAACATTATTTTCTAAATAATAAACTTGTAAATAATTATCAATTTTCTCTTCGTCGGTACTGACTAAAACTTCATTCCAACCATTTGGTGCTATTATATCACCATTAACTAAATCAATTGTGTATCCGTTAGTTCTTTCATCTGGAGTTTTTCTTGATGGTGTTAATAGTGTTGGTGTTACTATTGTTCCATCATTATCTACATTTTGAAATAATCTTGGTTCTAATACATTGTCTTGTGGTTGATTAGCTAATCTAATGGTAGGTAATGATGTTGGTTGATTTACTAACTCATCTATTCTTGTATCAATTGTTAAATTAAATTTTTCACCAGATGAATAAACTGGATATTGATTTGGTTTGATAATATATTGGTCTTCTCTATCTAATCCAGCTCTTTTAAATGGTTCTTTTAATCTAACTTCATCATTAATATTTTCGAAACTTAACAAAGTCCCGTTTTCGTCAATTATATGATTTCTTATTTCATTATCAATTTGGTCTTGTTGAGCTTCATCAAGATATAAATTATATTCATCTTGTCTGGCTTTTTTTCTATCTTGATACCATTGATAGTTTTCTAATTCTTCTCGTGTGTAAGGCACTTGTTTACCTCGTTACTTTAAATATGTGGTCATTGTCTACAATATGTTCTACTCTTGTGTTTCCACTACCACTAACTACCTTGTAAAGAAAACGATAATGTCTTTCTGGTTGAAATGCGTTTAAATCTAATCTGAAAAAGTTTCCAGTTCCATCACAACTTAAGTAAGAACCTGTTGAAAATGGAATAATAACATCTTCTGTCAAAGCATCTCTAACTGAATATTGACTTTGGCTTGGAATAAATTTCACAGTTAAATTTTGTGAACTTGTTGAATAAGTTCTTGTTGGAAATCTTTCACGACCATATACTCTAAATTTAACTTTTGATTTTTCTTTATATTCTTCTCTTAAACCTGACATATAAACCATAACTTCATCAATATCATCTGCGTCCAATGTAGATAGTGAACCAGTATTAAATACTGAATCATCATATTCTACTTCTAACTTTGGTGGATAAATTGTATGTGTGTCTCTTGAAAAGAATGCAAAATGTCCAAGTCTATTCGTACTTCCCTCGTCTAATGAAGATGATGTATTACCTACACTACCAGAGCGTTTTACCATAAATCCTTCGTTTGCTATAGAACCACTTAACCATAGTTTAGTGATGTCAGTTACATCCATTCTCATATCAGTTGTTTCGTGATTAAACGATTGTGATGCTTCATACTGATTAAACCAAGTTCCACCAGTATTGTTTGAACCACTAACCCATTGTGTTCCAGTTGTTTCTCCGTCACGATATCTCCAAGAACAACCATCAGTAGTTGCTGGTTGGTCGAAGAATCTACCATCACCTTGAACCCAAGACTGACTTACTGGATAAGCAAATAATGATTGACTTGTTGTTAATTCTTTTGAGTTAGCGTCATATAAATTTAAATAATATCTTGCATTTTCAGGAATAATTCCTGCTACAATTGATGACGATATATCTGCTAAATCAAACTTTATTAAAGCTCTTGAAACATTTACAACCGAACCATCGGCGTTCATATCTTTACGAACTTCTAATATTTCATCTAACCCAGTATTTCTACTTTGAGTAGCACTACCTTCGTATAGTGTTGAATCTTTTTCTGCAAATGAAAAGAAATGCATTATTAGTATCCTCCTTGATTAGTGTTTGTTCCAACGACTTCCCCACGAATATCTTTTAGTGGAAACTTAAGTTCAAATATACTTGGGTCTAATGATGGATATAGAATCCCATTTTTTAGGGCTGTATCAACATCATATCCATTACCACTATATCCTTCTGATGTTTCAAATTTATTTACTATTTTAATATCAGTTACTGAAGCTACACCATCTACTAATGATATTTCATATCCTAAATCACTTAATACTATTGGTTGATTTATTTGCCAATTATCAATATTAAAAAATTCTGATACTCTTTCGTTTGCTAAACCAAGAACTTGTTCTTGTGAGAAGTTTGATTTAGTAATAATTTTATATTGAACACCTATGTTAATTATGTATCCGTTTTTAATATTTACTGCGTCAGTAATTGGTCTAAATCTTGTTAAGTAAGTTTTTAAATTTTGTTTTACTGCATCATTTACAAGTGATAACTTTCTATTAGAGTTATATCCCAATACATATAGGTTTAACGCTAATGGATTAGGTATTCTGTTTTGTATTTCTGAAAGTTGTTTACCAACATCTTCTTGTGTTATTTGATAACTTGATTGTGGTGTTCCACTTAGTTGGTCATCTTGAACTATATAAGCTTTTGCGATGTTACCATATTTGTCAGGTAATGCATAAGTTCTAATGATATAATCTTCTTTAGTAACTGCTCTACCTTGAGCTTGGAAATAAGCTTTAATATTTTCTCTCAACTCATCAACACTTTCTGCACCAAGACCACCTGACGATGCTTCTGGATTAGAAATTCTAACTGATTGTTTTACGGTGTCTAATGTTGATTGACTTAAGTTAGTAGAGTCTATTTCTAATGTGATACCAGCAATCTTATTGATTTCATCAACACCAACATTGTCTTGAATACCACCACCATATTGATAAGTAATTGATAGTGTTGTGTTGGAAGGTGCTAACCCGTAAGTTTTTGTTTTTAAAAAATTACTTGGGTCAAATGTTTCATAAATTTTTGAAGGACTATCTGGTAGATTAGAACCAACATTATCGGGATTTGGTATAATGTCTTCATCTGCATTATCACTAACTCCGGCTCCAAATCGTAATTCTGTTTTTCCATCTGGTCTTCTGTAAGTTGTAAATCTTCTTGATACTCTTTTTAATTTTAATAGATAAGGAACATCATCTGAGTATTGTGCTAATCCTGGGTCATTGTTTGAATTATTTTCTACTTCATCAAATACTGTATCTTGTGCTAAAGAATCAACTTCGTTCCAATTGTTTCCGTCTGAATCTACTACACTTATGATGTCTATAATATTAGTGTTTGATAATTTAATTCTTGAATATTTTTTAGCACCTGTAAAAGTAAAATCTTCACTTGTAATAGCACCACTTTGTGCTTGAACTTGTTTTTTTAACAAATAAAATGTTGGTGAATCATTACTATCGGTTTCAAATACCGTAGTAACTCTTGGTGAAGAAGTTGTGTTGTTGTATCTAAAATCACAACCTTGTATTGTTCTGAAAGTTACTCCGTCTGATGTTTCAACACGAGCTCCTACTGGAATATTTAATGCATAATCATAATCAGGTTCTATACTAGATGCTGTTCCTTTTGCTGGAACTAATTGAAATATATCTAGTGTTACTTGTGAAGGAGCTGTCAATCTTGGTTTATATCCAAATGTTTGAGCCATTGCATAAAGTGTTCTTAATTCTTCTGAATATCCTAATAAAGATTCTTTGAATTGTGAATCAACATAATATGACATAACATCACCAACATAAGATGCCATTTCAATAAACATCATACCAGGTGATGATTCGTTAAAATCTTTGTAAGTGTTTGGATAATATTGTTTTGAAAACTCAATCAAGTTATTTCTAATTTGAGAGAAGTCTTTATTTAAATACCTCACTTCTTTATTTACTTTTCCAGTTTTATTACTTCTGTATGCCATTACTTACTCCTAATATGTTCCACCACTAGTTGTTGTTGACTCTGATGTAGTGTCAAAATTTAATGTGATAGAATTAAATCTATTTGGTTCATAATTTAAAGAAAAATCAATATCTACTTTTGTTTCTGTTGGATTAGTTTCGTTTTGAATCACATCAACTTTTGCTATATCAATGTATGGTAACCAAGTAGACATTGCTTCTTGTATTTCTTGTTTTATTCTTTCAGTTAAATCTTCTGTGTATTGTTCAAATAATAAATCTCTTAAACGAGAGCCGAAGTTAGGTTGCATTATTCGTTCACCTTTAGCAGTTAATAAAAGGTTTTTTATATTAGAACCAGCTTGTTCTAATGTTGTTTCCGTTTGTGGAAATAAACCTGATTTTCCTCTGTTGAAAGGCAGTTTTAAACCGATACGAATATCTGGGTTTAAATCATTTTCTCTTGCACTTGCCATTATTTACCTTTTTTCTTATCAATAGCTTTTATTAAACCAGAATAGTCTCTTGTCAAAGCGTTCTTTAAGTGCTCTGGAGCGTCATCTGGATTCATACCGGCACTTTGTAATGTGCTTGCGGCCGCTACTTCTCGTTTAACTTCTTTATTCCCTAAACCACTGCCGTATCCTAACATCTCGGTCATGCGACTTGAATCAAAAGTTCCCCCGCCTAATGTTGGGTATTCTTCTTTTTGTTGAGCAGTTTCGTTTAGAATTTTATTAAGAACTGAATTGTCTGTAAACTTCTGTTCTTTAACTTTTTTCTTCTTAACTACTGGGGTTTCTTTGGGAATATTTGTTTCACTAATAAGTATATCGGTTATCTGTTTTTTAACCTCTTGTTTGACAACTTCTTTTATTAATGATACTAATTTATTCGATTTCATTTTTACTCCTAATCTGTTATAATATCAAACCTTAAAAAATCTCCTCTTGCAAATTTACTAATTACTTTTGTAAGTTTACCAAGTGCTACTGCAAAACCAACTGGGTCTGTTGCAATGTTCGGTGTTGCTTTTTCTAATCCTACTTGAGCTTCTTTATATTCATTTTCTAATTTTATAAACTCTTTGTTTTTAAGTGTAGGATTTAAATTTGTTACTTGACTTAAAGTTTTACTTGGGTCAATTTTTATATTGTTTAACTTTTGTTGTAATTGTCTTAGTTCTTCAAATTCTCTTTGTGGAACATTACCAAGTTTTTTAATTTCTTCAATACACCTTTGAATTTCATTTTTAATAGCTACAACAGGACCATTTCTTAAATTATCTAAAATCTTTTTGGTTTCACCAGTAAATATTGTTCCGTCTTTTTGATTGTGTTTTATTTCAACATTTTTACCAATAACTTCATTAAGTTCTCCTGATTGTTGTCTAAGAACTTGTTTGGCGTTTAAAACAATATAATCAGCATCCAATACAATTACTGAACCTTTAGTATAAATATCACTTAAATCTGGATTTGGATTTTTTATTTCTTGACTACTACCTCTACCTTGAACATATATTGAAGCTTCATCTTTTTCTAAATCGTGTTTTACTGGTTCATTTACTTCAAGTTCTTCGGTGTTGTGTCCGGCTACTATTTGAACACTTGGAACTAAATCGTTTTCACCAATTTTTATAGAACTAGCATATCTACCAGTTAAAACTAAATCACCACGATTAGCTTCTATGTTTCTTTGATATCTAAAATCTTCATCTGTTGTTTGTATAGAAATTTTTGTGTTGTTTCTATCACTTAGTCCTGTTTTAATATTATTGTTTGGATTGTTTTTTATATTGATAATATCACTATAATAAGTTTGTCCAAAATAATTTACACATACAACATTTTCACCAACAACAGGATATCTTTTTATTTGTGTATCTATTGGCAGTATGTGGACACCATCACCTAAAATTTGTTGGTCTTTATTGTTACACCAACTTCCTTTTATAGCTCCGTAATATTTGTAGTTTGGTTTTCCATTAGATTTTTTTGGAAGTTTATTTTTATCTAGTAAAACTTCTTTTACTTCTAGTGGTTCAAGTTCATAAAAATCATATTCTCTTGAATCCATTATTCTATGAATATCAGAGTGAATTCTTTGAACTTGTGAATTACCAAAACTTGTTATGTTTGATGATTTGGTTTTTCTTCTTTCGGCCATTTTATTGTTTAGATTCTATATCTTTTCTAATTTTATCAGATGTTTCTTGCAAATCTTTTGTATCGTGTTCTAATATAGTGTTCATAATATCTTGTTTTTCTATTTCAGATAAACCAAATTCACTTTCTGCTTCACCCTTACTTTCTGCAGAAATAATTTTCTGAACAATGTTAGCTAACTTTACTAATAACTCATCATTACGAACATTGATTTCTAAATACTCTTTAATCATTGGAACTATCTGAACAGCTGTATCTCCGTCTTTAATCATAGAAGTAATGT